CAAGACGGTACAGCCTTTTCCCAAGCCGCCAGTGGTTTCCTTGCTGGAAATGGCTGCATATCTTTTCAATTAACCGACATGAACCCCGGAACTCTTCTAGTTAGAGCAGATGATAACAACCTCATCGCTTCGGGAGCATTGAATATTGATGCCAACAACAACGTCGTTTCACATCAAGTCGACATGTATCCTGATAACTTCGGACCTAGTGCATTGAGTGAGATGTTCCTTTGCGTTAATGATACTCTTTACCTAGTCGCTGGAAATAACGCAGCCGCAGTGGGTGGCGAATCCCTATACATCACTGCCCGTATTCGCGCTCGAGTCGTTAAACTTGGAACCAAGGACTGGATGGCCATCGCAATACAGTCGACTGCCTCGGATAACTGAGGTGCTTGAATGAGTGCTGACTGGGAACGTGGCTATGATGCCGGTTATCGCGCTGCTCTGGGGACTGCTCAGAGGGATATTAGCGTCGATATGGGCACGTCGAAGCCTAGTAGCAAGAAGCGAGTACCTAAGAGAAAAAGGGGACCGTCTGCGTACAACAAGGCTTATTCTAGAGCATTCAAAAAAGTAGCCCCTAGATTCAAGAAGAAAGGTGGCGGCTGGAAGAAAGACGGCTTCAAGCGCGCTGGAGCCGCAGCAAGGAAGGCGATGAAATGAGTGACCTACCATTTAGAATAACTAAGACCATTGATGGAGCCACATTCTATTATGATGGCGTCAGTGGAACATGGGAGGTTTCCTATGGTACTGAAGCAAGTGCATATTACCCCGGGCAGAATTGGACTAAACTTGGAGGGACTGATATCTTCCTATCTCAAGAACGCCTGGATATTGCCGGACTATCTAAACAAGAACTAACTCTTTTCTTTGGCAACCAAATGATTCAACGTGCCGGGCCATACATTTCATCTGTCACCATAGACCCTGTACTAGGTGGAGCAGTAATTCAAGATACTATTGTGGTTAGTGATGTTCCCCTAGGCGCGCCTGATACTTTCACTCCATTAGGCCAAGGACCGAACTCTATTGAAGCAGGTTTCAATAATTCCCCTGATGATTACCAGAATACTAAACTAGCCATGGGTCATGTATGCGCTCAATCCAGTACCTCTCCATCTGTTATGATAGGAAGTGATCATTTTGAGTACGGCTCAGGCGACCCAACCGCATCTGATACTCTCTTCCTTTACAGATGGGTTGGATTGGGTGTACCTGCGCCACAGGGTTCTGACTCATGTCGAGTTCCAGCCATCCGATATACTGCCACTGGCATATCAACAAAAGAGCCAGAATTAGTTCATATCAATCGACTGAGGTTATCTTATGAGCAAGCCCAAACAATCCTTTGAGGATTGGCGGAGGAAGTTATTACTTCTTCAAGGCGGTATGCACTATCAACAAATCCCTGCTACATTATCAAAAGAAGCAGTTGCATCCATTTCTAAATCTGAATCAAGGATTACATCAGCAAAGTTCCCCGGGGAATATCACTTTGAAGGATATCAATATCTCGGACCGGGTACTCAATATCTGAAACGTCAGGAGTTGGGGATTGAACCAATCAATGACCTTGACCGAATCGCGATGTATCATGATAAAGGGTACGAAACTTCCGCCTCCAATAGAATGGGAACATCTCGCGCATTAGAAAGAGGATTCTATGACCTAAGTTCTGGCACGATGATGATAGGCGCGGCAGTAAATCCCATGAGTGATGCACCCATAGGACTCTCCCTCCTTTCAGGTACGGCGTTATTGGCTCAAGGTCTATTGAGGATTCATCCCGTGACCCTTGTTCCTATGGGAGTTGTGGATTGGTTGTTTTATTGAAACCACCCTTTCTTCACAATTTATACAAAACCATTCGCACATCAATGTATCATATGATATATCGGCATCACAATCGTTGAAACACTTCATTCAAAGGTCACCTTCCATGTGTTCCAGAAGAATGTCACGCAATTGAATGAGTCTATCTTCAAATGCTGTTCCGGCTCTTTCAGCAGTCATGTAACGTGATGTAGCAAGGTAAACTAATTGCGCTGAAGTTTTATCTCCCACTAATTGAGCGGGTGTATCTCCTAATTTAGACTGAATGTGCTTCTTCATTACACGGTCAACAACCGCGCTTCTGGTACCTGCTCTATTTCCTTTGATGAAAGACTCTACTTCAGGACTGAAGTTGATTGGAATTACTCCCATCATTCCTCCTCCTTAATCATAATACATAGGAGACACAAACGATAATTACGTACGCCATAATCGTACAAGGCAGTATGACGCCCACAAAACTCGCATTCAAGTCTGAAATTATATGGAATCATTCTTCATCACACTCCTCGCAAGGAAACTCCTCATATTCTTCTCTAGCACAAATGTTGCACTTCATTCTTCTTCCTCCAATTTCAATTTCAAAGTCTTACGACTTCTAACACATTCGTTATTCATGCACCAATAGGTCCATCGTTGCATCGATGATTGCATCAATTTCTTACCGCACCCACAAGTAATTTCAATTGCATAATTCATTCTTCTTCCTCCTCTAGAATCGCTTCCACGAAAAGGCGCTCAATCTTATTCAAGCCACGGATAAATGCGACTATCTCCTCTGCTGTATGGTTTTGTTTCGCCATGTTACTAACCAAGAAGTCATTGTTAATAATAGTTGAGCCGGACGATAACACCAAAACGACGCACTGTAAGCCTAAATTAACGTGCTAAGCGACACACTTGTTCTAGTTGATGAAAACAATACTACTTATACTTAGAGCCGGACGCCACCTTATGGCAACCGCGAAAACTGGCTCCTTTTATCTGACTGAAACTGTAATCTTGAACACTGGTGCTGCCTCTGGCACTAGAGTTCAAGGTACTGTAGACCTATCTTCTTACGTTAATGTACCAACAGGGCAAGCAATCGCAATTGACCAAGTAGACTTCATCACCCAAGACGGTACAGCCTTTTCCCAAGCCGCCAGTGGTTTCCTTGCTGGAAATGGCTGCATATCTTTTCAATTAACCGACATGAACCCCGGAACTCTTCTAGTTAGAGCAGATGATAACAACC